CATTCGAAGACGTTGCCCGCGCAGATCGAACGCGGGTAGTTGTTGACCAGCTGCACCTGCCCGGGCGCCTCGTTGCCGATCTCCCGGTGGATGGGCACGGTATAAAACCCCGCCGTCGTGCTGCCGTCTTCCAGCGTGATAGCCGAATAGCTGGTGGCATAGACCGCCTCCGGCTTGAAGACCAGCAGCTTCGAGTAGTGCCGGGACATGGCGGTAATGGGGGTGTTGGCCGTGCCGATCTGCACTTCGTACAGGTCCGGGAAATACTCGGCGCTAGCCTCGCCGCTTTCCGTCACGCCGCAGTAGTACGCCTTGTTGCTGCCGTCGCCGTACAGGAACACGCGCGTATCCGATGCGCCGTTGAAAAATTCGCTGAAGCGCATCTTCTCGATCTTCGCGCGCAGCGTGTTCGCCACGTTGTAGAAGACCTCGACGTTGTTGCTGCCCTGTGCCGGGGCCTCGGTGAAGGTGACGGTCCCGGCCGCTTTGTCGACCGTGAAGCCCGTCGTCACCTCGGCTTTCTCCACGAACACAAAATCAATGCTCGTGACGTTCTTCTCCGGCAGCTGGTAGACCTTCGCCGTGCCGTCGGCAGAGAAGCGCACGCGGCGCTTTCCGGTCAGCATGTTCACCGGCTCCAGCGTCGTCCCGCCGCCGCCCGGCGCAGACGCCGTCACGATGACGGGCACATAGCCGCCGACGGTCTCGACGTAGCCGATGCCGTCCCAGACCAGATACTCGGAGCCGTTCAGGATGTAGAGCTTATCGCCGAAGCCGAAAAACGTTGTCGGGGCGTCAAGGATATCGCCGATGTTCTCCGCCCCGTCTTCCGTCATATTCCAAACTGCGCCGTCAGCCGCACAGACCGTCACCTCGCCCCCGGCAACGTAGCCATGCCACATGCCGCGGACAGCGCCGGTAAAGGCGTGCAGGGTGTTATAACCCGGCCTGACGCGCAGATGATATTCGTTTGTGATCTCGAAGTTCTTGAGGACCGACGCCTCACCCAATTTCAGCTGCGTATCGCCGTCGTTGGACTCGTTCAGCCCGAGGAACTTCTTGATGGTAAAGACCTTGCTGTCATCTTTGGTGGAAATTGTCGCCATAGGGTATCCTCCAAGAAAAGGGGTGCATTGCTGCACCCCTTATTCCGTGGTATATCAGTTTTTCTTCTCCGCGACGTCAGACCAGAACGAACCGGTCTTGGTAGCCGCAGCGCGGACCAGATCGCCCGCCGTGATCGTCGGCTTGCTGGAAGCGCTGTAAGTCGCCGCAGTCTCGGAGAAACGCGGGTCGGAACCATCGGTCGTGTAGATCAGCGTCTCATTGTCACCGCCAGTCAGCGTGAGGGTATTGGACGAGAGCGCGATCGTCGGCGTGGTGCAGACCGTTCCGGCGGCGCAGGCAGCGTAGATGCCTGCCGCCTTGGTCGGCTTGACAAAAGCATCGTACATAACGCGGCCCTCAATGAGCGCGCCGTTGACGCCGGGCGCGTCGATGTGGATCTTGTAGGTGTTCAGCTTCATCGGAGAAATCGCCGCGTCCTTCAGGATCAGCATGAAGTACACGTTCGTCGGCATAGTCGCAACTGCCTTGACGGGAACACCGTCGAACGTGCCGATGACGCCCTGTTCAAGAGCTTTCCGGCCGAGAACGTCAATGCCAATCCATTCCGACGCAAGCTTCAGATACTTGTAGTAGCTGGCGTCGATAACGTATGTACGGTTCTTCTTGGGAACATGCTTCTTGTCCAGCGCAACGCCAGCATCCAGCAGCGCTTCGACGATGGTGGTCTTGCTCGGCGCGGCAGTCAGCGCGACATGCTGACCGGCCTGCTCGGCAAAAACCTTCATGCGGTACTCGTCGATCTCAGGCGTCACGACTTCGCGCATCTGGCGGCGCAAACACTTGCCAGAATCCTTGATGTTCATCTGTTCGAGCTGGTTGCCCTTGTCGATGGTGCCGGTGAACGAGCGGTCTTTCTTCATCTGGAACTCGTACATGGTATCGCCGAGCTCTTTCGGCGTGCCGTAGCGGGACATACCGCTGCGGGTGTAGTCGTTCATCGGGAAAGTATCAATTTCCCAGACGCGGACAGTCTTCGAACCGACGAACTCCATGTCGAGATCCTTGGAGAACATGGACTGCGTATAGCTGTCCTGATAGAATCTTTCCTGTACCTGCTTGGAATATTTTTCTGCGAGATTGATGGTCTTTGCCATTATGGCCTCCTATCTTAGTCGTCGCTAAGGAAGCCCTCCAGGAACGGGTCTTTGCCGG